TTACTACCTTTCTTAACATTCTTTAGCTTAGCCTCCATTCCTATGGATGCCAAAGAATTAATAGAATTAAGTGCATCAGTTGCTGTATCTAATCCTCCTTTTATAGTAGCCATCTCTTCAGCACGAGCCTTATCAGTTATAGCTTTTTGCTTATCTGCTTCAGTTTTCTTTAATGCTGTTATGTCCTCCTCATATTTTTTCTTTATATTAAATAAAGCTAACTCATTATCTTCAAAAGTAATTAAATCAGCAGCATACTTATCATATAATTTCTGCTCTTCAGTATCAGTCAATTCAGATAGTCTAGCATTATATGCATCTATCTTAGCTATATTCGCTGCATGAGATGATGCCATATTCGCTGCAGTTTTAGCCTTAGCTTCATCATCATACTTTTTATTAATGGCTGCCTCTTGTATCTTCTGAGCATTTACTAATGCAGTAGTATCATTCTTATATTTATTAGCTTCAGCTATCTTTATTTTATAGGCAGCAGCCAAATCATCTATCTCAATCTGCTGAGCAGTTTTAGCAGAATCAGTTACTATCTTTCTAGCTGCAGCAATTTGGTCCATTGATGCTTTATCTGCAGCTGCATATTTATCATTAGCAGTCTTTTGTCTAGCAGCAGCTTCTTTATTATCGCTATCTGTTTTAGCTTTAAGATCATCTAATTCTTTTTTATTGGCAGAGTTTTTAGCTACAACTTTATCACTATTAGCTTGCTTTATTATATCATTTTCTGCATCTACTTGCTTCTGTAATTCTATTTTTTTATCCTCATAAAATTTACCATCCAAATCCTTAATATCCTCTAGCTCTTTTTTATATCCTTTCTTTCTTATATTAGCCTCTTTTATCTTAGTGTTACTTACTGCCTCCTCTTGCTTAGTAGTATCTTCTCCTGCAGCTTTAAGTTCAGCAATCTCTCTACCCAAAGCTCCTACTACCTGAGCCTCTCTTGCTTTAGATGATTCATTTATTTTCTTATTAGCTGCTGCAGTTTTTTCTGCATTATCTTCTGCTGCAAAAGATGTAAGTCCTAACCAATCAGTCATGTCCTTGAATCCTTGAATTAAAAGTTTTACAGCTTCTACCATTAAATATATTCCAGCAAAAGCAACCTTTAACACTATACCAAATTTACCTAGCTTATCCTCCCAAATTGTAAATGCTAAAACAACAGCCACAACAATAGCCACCATTAAAAATATAGGATTAACTAATAACTGAGCTCCTAGTTTTAGGAATGCTTTACCTAAAGTTCCTACAGTAGTAACAAGTCCTGTCATTGCCTTACCTATATCAGCAGGATTTATACCACCTAATGCCTTAGCAAAAGTCGCAGATTTCTCTGCTGCTCCCTCAAAGTCCATAGACATTAAATCTCCTTGAATGTTAGCAAATGAATTACTAACCTGTTCAAATTTAGATCCTGTAGCAAATGTATTAATTTGCTCATTTACATCCTTAAGCTGATCAGCGACCTCTCCTGCTTTTTGTGCAAGTGCAGTCATTTGAGCAGGATCAGTAGCATTTGCTATTGCATTTTTTAAATCTTTTAGCTCTGCTTTTAAAGCTGCTACGCCTGATAATTTAAGGGGTATTACTACTTCATTCATATACTCTGATTTCTATTGTGTTTTTACTTAAGTGTGAATCATGTTTAACTGCAGTAGGGCTGTGTAGGTTGGTAGTAAGAATAGTAATATCACTAGCAGTTGTAGTTATCATTACAATACCATCAGCTAGTGAATTACTAATCGTAGCATAAGTCTTATTAGCAGTGAATGCACCTGATAGTGTACCTGTATACTCCCCTGGATTTTTCCTACTCCATACTATTGGTCCTATTGTATTCTCTAGCTCTATGACTGTAGGTGCTGAGGTGCTAGTCTGAGTAATCAAAGCTATGTATCTCTGATAGTTTCGTAGCATATCATTCGCAGGTTTACCATTTATAGTGTTAGTCACTGTAAGATTAGTAGTAGCTATGCCATCATTCTCTATACTTAGACCATCTCCCACTACTAAGGCTCTAAGTCCATCACCTACTACATTACCTGAGCCTAAGATAATAGAGTCATTGTTGTTAGTAGTGACATTAGTAGTACTTCTATAAGTATTCATGATAGATTGAATCTGAGTACCATTACCTGGTCCTACAGGAGTAATAGTACCACCAAAGAATGGAGGTAGGTCTATCTCAGTCTCTAAGCTAATCAGCTCTACTTTGGTAGGCACTGAGTCATTAGCATTGTAATCTATAATCTTATTAATACTCCACCATGAATTGTCTATCCTTATCTTATCATTCAGCTCCATGTATTGGATGTCAGTCTCTCTAAGATAAAAGTAAGCAGTCAATAGCTTACCTCCATTTATCTGTGCTACTGTTCTCCTCCAATATGAATTGTAAAGATTGTTATTAGTGTTCTGAGCTACCTGATAATAGTAGTATTGACATTCTGCAAAGTTAATATCAAAGATAGGATTAAAGGGATCAGCTCCTCCAAAGTGTGAGAGGTAGGGATAGAGTCCACCGGTAGGAGTTACTGTATCATACCCTGAAAGTATATCTACCTCCTGAGCAGTTACCTGTCCATTATCAAATAGTATTCTTATATTAGTCTTAGGAGCTGCACCATTTAGTAATGGTAGGAATGCACCAAATACTGTAGGCTGTACAGGTGTAGGTGAGAAGATAAGCTCTTTGACATCTATACCTTTCACATACTCATTCTCAAAGGTTACCTCTACCTGTCCATAGATTTCTCTAGTGACTCCTGTATAGACTGTATTAGGTGAGTCAGTATCTGCCTTATAGCTGAGTCTTAGTTTCTTATTGTTAAGCTCAGGGATAAAGATCATAGACTGCTCTTTGTCTTTCATTAGTAAGTTGGTCCAATCTACTGCCTTACCTGAATCATAGTACTCATCTCTAGCGATTAGTATTAGATTATTCTCACTATTAGGATCAGCAGTAGCATAAAGATTGTACATCATAAATACACTCTTAATGAAATCTGATTGCTTAATCTTCTCAGGGATAAAGGTATTCATGGTAGTGATACCACTGTTCAATGGGATGTTATCAGATGGTCTGATAGTGAGGTCTATGGATGTGATGTCTAGGATAATGTCAGGAGCTGTAAATGGGATAGCACTAAACTCATCCTCCCACATTCTATACTGACCTGCACCTAATAATATTCTAGCTTGTGCTATCTGAATATCATTATAGTCTATCCCTCCTGCACCATCTGATGTAGCAGTTAAAGTAAAAACCTCAGTAAAACTACCTAAGCTAGTAACTCCTGCAGGCAAAGCAGTAGTATCATAATCTGCATAGATATATTGACCTATGCAATCTGTATTTTGATTGCCACCTATAGATACATTTAAAGCTAATCTAAAACTATTACTGTGAGGAATTTGAGGTAATATAATTGGTCCTAATGAAAAACATGATGTACTTGCATCAAGTGATAGAGTATAACTTACAGTCATCTCCCATGTATAAGATTGACCTGCACCTACCCCTGTCCATTGAGGAGTACTGTACTGTCCATTACCAGGATTAAATATATTAGCAGGATCTAATGCCTCAGTCCATGCTGTAGTAATAGGATATCTTACAGGAGTAGTCATCTGTGCTACAGCTGCAGTTACTTGAGGAGTAGACCAAGTCTGACTCCATCCACTATTTTCTGCCACTACCTTAGCATCATTCCAATCCACTATATTCTGATCACCATTGTAAGGTATCAGTAGCTTATCAAAGTTCGCAGCTTCTAATCCTGCCCAAGTATAAGTATAGCCTGAGGTAGAGAAGATTCTATCAAAGTAAGTCTGAGCATAGATGGCAGGCTTAAACCAATTAAACTGATATTGATTGTCTATGTTAAATGGCATCACATACTTATAGCCATTATTCACTGTATGGTCAAAGCTATTGATTACCTCTGCAGGATCTATATAGTGATCTAAGTCTGAGAAATCTATATCACTCAAATACTTATTAGAGATGTCAGTAAAGAATGTACCTCTATCCTCTTTCACTAGTACCTCATACTCCACCATCTGCTCATAGGCTGATGTGAGCTGTGACTTCTTAATGTTAATGAGCTGAAGAGTTGCGTTTGTCATAACAGGGATACCATCCTGAATAACATCACAGCTAGTGAGAGTATTGATATTAAAAGTACCTGCTTGAATGTTTACATCATAGTAATGATTGAGCAGAGTATTGTTATTGCTATTGCCTATCAGTGTAATGGTCTTACTAAAGTTACCTGTTCTCTTAGATATATCTCTAATATCACCTACACTAAAGTTCAGGGGGAATGATGTACCCTCTTTGACATCTAGGTATCCTGTGCTAAGTTGTATCCTAACCATTGATAGGAGTATTAAGAGCTAGCTTAATAGTAACCGATTGCTTAATTAGTATTTTATTCTTTTGTCTAAAGTTTTCAAATCCTGTAGCCTCTACAGTGCAGGCTCTATAATTGTCAGTGCCATCATAGTAAAATACTTGAGGTGATGTAAGTAGCTCCTGGAATCTATCAGCATTGTATTGGTCCATCCAATTAGTATTCAAGTCTAAGCTATAAGATACATTAGTGTTATAAGTTCTGTTACCCATAGCATCTGTGCTGTATGCCCATTGACTACTTGCCACAAATCCATCTATATGCTGATTATACATCTCTCTAGTTATCTGACCTTTCTCATAGGTCCTTAATTGGAATGTAAAAGATTGCCATGATCCCATCCTATCTAGATAGTTTAATATATCATAATTAATTACGCATCTAGTATCAAGCTGAAAGTAGTATCTAAATACAGAGCCATTGTCTCCTGTTATTTCTACATAGAAATCATTAACTATAAGGTTATTCCAAATTACTTCAAAATTATATAAACCATCTGCAGGGAAGTGATTATAACTGTAAAGCAATGCATCATTAGCAGTATTATAGTAATTCAAAGTATAAGTCACTCCACTATATACTCTACACATTATAAGGTAATAATCAATACCTCCATATAGCATAGCTGCAGCAGTAGTAGCAGTACTAGCATTAAAAATATTGCCTAATGATGTAAGAGCAAAGCTAGGATCTGTAGTTCCTAAATAGTTTGCGGATGGGAATGATCCCTGAGCATGGATGCCTATGCTATAAGCTCCATTAAATACCTCTTTGTTAGTTATCAATGAATCATTCAATACCTGAGTCTTTCTTAAATCTGCATAGGTTACATTGCCGTTAGCTGTAGATTCACCAATGGTAGAAAATAGCACATTGACAGTAAACTGATTAGCAGTAGCAGATAGTACTGTATGCAATCCCTCAAGTGCAGGATTATATGTAGGACCTGTACCTGTCTGAGTAATTACTATCTGATCTCCTACTTGAAAGCCATGAGCTGTAAATGATATCCTCACATTACCACCGTTATCCTGTAAAGTTGTAAAATAGTCTATATTATCTATATACTCATACCCTAAATCTACATCATATTGATACCATGACTCATTGACTTGACCATATGTAAACTTCCATGTCACCAACGATTGCATCAGCATAGATATATCCTGCTCACCATAACCTGTACTGAATACAGGTAGCACTCTATATTGAGCTACTACATTAGCAGGGATGTGAGATCCTGCAGCAGGATAGATGGTGAAGATGTATCTGAAGCCAGGCTCATTCTTATTAGTGTTATCTATGATATACTTAATAGGATTGTAAGCAGGCATTAACTGAGCAGGTTGTGCTATGATTGTAGTGCTAGGCATGTTATAGAGCTGTTATGTAAGTATTCCACGCTGCTACAAAATCAGTATTCTCAGATACCATACTTGCACCCATAGCATAAGCAGCTACAGTGTGGTCAGCATAATCGTTAATGTTTCTTAATATGTATTGACTAACAGGAACTGTATCAGATAAACCTACCCTATTTTCAAATGTAGTATCATTGTAAAGTTTGACAGCAGTAGCACTTGTTCTATGTATAGACTTTGGCTCTACTGTAGTAGTATATTCAAAGGTAGATGATAATGGTATTGCGCCATTTTGATTAATCTTATGGTCAATACTATCTTCTAATAGCATCCTATTTCTACTACCTCCACCACCTCCCTGCGTACCATCCATAGGACCTGTACCATTAAAAGTATAAGGAAAGAAATACCTAGATGCATTGTTTTGAGTATAGTTTACTCCCATAGTGTTAGGAGTAAAACCTGTATTAATATATGCAGGGATAGAAGCATCTCCTATAAATCCTTGAGTAGTATCAAAAACACAATCAATGTTAGTGACTTCACTTAATCTCTTCCAATCTACTAATGCTGCTCCATCACCACTACCTCTAAACACACAAAGCACATCTAATTTAGCCCATACTCCTGCAGCTTTAATAGCTAACATAAATTGATTCTGTAGGATAGATTTAGCTTCAGCAGTATCTTCATAATAATAATACACTTGACCATAGTCATAGTCAAAGATATAGATAGCATCACTAGGAGCAGGAGTGCTAGAGCCACTACCATTGATAGCTGTTACTTCACAGCTTACATATGTATCTGCATCAGCAGCAGTTAATATATATTGACTAAGGGTTTCTCCACTTATAGGAGTTGCATCTCTATACCATTGGTAAGTGAATGATGTAGGGCTGTTATTCCAAGTACCATCATCTGTATCTACAGTCTCTCCTTCATATCTAAAGGTAAAACTTAAAGCAGGTAGTACAGTATTAACAGGTACAGGTGCAGTAGCTGTAATAGCCTCCCATGCCTCCATCCAATTACCATTAATAGTCACTGTACCTCCTAACTCTAGCACTATGTCCTGAAGATAGTCAGTAGATGTAGCAGGATTGCCTCCTACCTCAGTTAGTATATCAGCCATTAGATCAGTAGAGGTAGCTAAGTCTACTCCATAGTAGTCAGCTATGCCACTAAGATAGTTACCATTGATGGTAGTCACTCCTAGATTATCGGCTATTTGTTTTAGTGTATCACTCATAACTATATTACATTAAAGTTGCTTTTTGTTTAGAACGAATAGTAAGAGTCATCAGTGTAATACTCCTGCCTTATGTAAGTGGTAGCATATCGGATAGCATCCATAGCATCATCATATAATTTCACTGGCTCATCCATGATCTGATCACCAATTTTCTTCCACTTATAATTCTCATACTCTTTCATTATCTGCTTATCCTCCTGACAAAATACTCCAAAGGTCTTGATGTTATCTATGCCTTTCTTAACTACCTTGTTAGCATTATGCACATCATAGCCTGCAGTATTCATCTCTGCTATTATCTCAGGTCTTGAGTAGTCTGCCATGATCTCTATATTCTTATCTACATTCAATGCATCCATCTTCTCTATCAACTGAGTAGTGGTAAGGTAGCTCTCATAGATAATCTTCTCAATGAAGATATCATTGTCACAGTAGTAGACTCTGACTAGAGCTGTAGGGTG